ACCAAAAAAAATACATCGTATTCGGAGAAGGCACAGGAATTATGTTAGCAGACGATTTGTATAAAGAAGGCAACATGATAGAACTAAGCAAACCCTTATTAAAGCGTTTTTTGTCTCCGCCAAGTGGTTGGTTGTTGAGTGAAAAATACGATGGTTTAAGATGCATTTGGACCGGGCGCGAGTTGATCGCTAGACCCTCTAAACGTGGCGGAAAGATGAAAGGAAAAGTGTTCAGTTATGTCCCCAAGTGGTTTATAAATCTATTGCCCAAAGGTTGTAGTTTAGACGGAGAATTGTGGCTTGGTCGCGGACGATTCCAAGAGATATCAGGTTTAAGCAATTCAAAACCGAATAAAAAGGTAACCGAAGAACACCTCGACCAACAATGGAAAGAGGTAAAATATATGGTGTTTGATATGCCTCATTTGAAAGAGCTCCCGTATACGCTACGTTTAGAAGAATTAGAAAAAATCGTCGAATCTATTAAAATAAGTCAAGCAGATTCACCTATAAAATTAACGGTGGTCACCAAAGTAAACGACCACGAACATCTACTAGAGTTATACCAACAATATACGGAAGGTGGTGCCGAAGGAATAATAATACGCGAACCTTCGTCTTTCTACGAGACAAAACGTAGTAAATTATTATTAAAAATGAAAATAGGCGAAGACGACGAAGCGACCGTAATAGACTATGACCCCGGTAAAGGTAAATATACTGGACTATTGGGTGCCTTAAAATGCGATTACAAGGGAAAACCCGTTCATATTGGGACAGGATTTAGCGACTTGATGCGCGCCGAATACAACGACGTGGACTCTAAACATTACATACCTATCGGCGCGACCGTGAATTTTTCTTATATGGAACTCACCAAAGACGGCATCCCTCGCCATCCGGTATATAGAGGAGTGAGACACGATGCTTAATAAAATCTTTTACTATAGTATATGAAAAAAGGTAAAAATGTATTCCAAAATCCACTGGTGATCTTTAGCGTCGTTGTCCTGATTTCATTATTATTTTTTTTCTCTAGACAAGAACCATTCACGCGCCCAGAACCGTTCACGTGCAAACAAGACGGATCAGGTTCCATCTTAGAAGACGAAGAAGATATAAGTTTCAACTTATCCGGCACGTGCCAAGAGCTTCAATCTATGTTGATGGGTTCGAAGATTGAAGACATACAAGATATGGTTTAAATTCACAAGATTATAAAAAATATGGACTATAAAACTATTTGATAATTTATACGGATATCTCTTTCACAATACTTGTCATAAATAATTGTGCTTGTTTTTTATTATGTTCAATTTCTTTTTCTAATTGTTGGATGAGTGTATCATTATATTCACAATAATCTACGATTTCTTTTTGTCGTTCCAGTGATGGAATTGGGATTTTTATATTTTGTAAATCTTTTGAATATACGTGTGGTTGTGCTGCTCCTGATTGTGATTTAAATATTTTATCTTGGATAGACTTTAACAAATAATACAAATAGGTGTTATTTATTGAGTTATTTTTTGGTATTATTGAAAAGCAATCACTCGCCCATACTTTTTTATTATATTTACTAATAAATCCAGCATATGCTCCACTTGAAGAACATAATATTGTATTTTCATCTGCATTATATTCATTATGAAATCCCATTGGTTTTTGACCTCCTCCAATTACAGGATATTCTCCTTCAACTAATGTATCTTTTTTTATTCCTTTTCCGTTTTTGAAATCACAAACTTCACCCAATGTTTTCACCACATTATCACCAAACATTTTTTGAGTATTTAAACAAGATTCATTTAATTGTTTCAACTCTTTGATTTTTTCCTGACTTGTTTTATTCGCCTTCTCATAGATGAAATCCAAATATTTGACGATTTCTTGTTGCTTTTCAATTGGGGGAATTGGGATTTTTATATCTGATATATTTGATTTAGAAATATTTTTTATAGCAACTCCTATATATAATTTATCCATCATATCTAAATTATGAAATAAATAATAATAAGAATACTTCAGATTTAGTATCGTTTTATTTTTATTTTGAAGAATATAACAATGGTCGCTTGTTGAAAATTTTAATCCGTAATTAATATTTGGTTCTCCTCCATCTCCAATAATTAAACTTTCTTCTTCATAATCAGGTTCATCCACATATTTTTTAACAATCATTGAACTTTTTATAAATGGATATAGACCTTCATCACCTTCATCTTTACCATACTTTGCGTTTCTTTTACTTTTGGGTAAGAATTTACAAACTTCCCCAAGGTTTTTACTACAACCCTTCTTCGTATTGGTCTTCTTTATGTTCCATATATTCCGCATAATTGAGCGAATATGAATTACTCACAATTTCTCAATAGGAACTTCAACCAATAGATTTTTAACATCCCCTATATAAACATCTTGGTTTTATGCCGTTTCTAATAAACATAGTGGCAATTTTTATCACAAAATATACATATAGGTTGCTTATTTGTAATTAAATATTGTCTTAATTGTTTTTGTTCCGTTCGGATTTCTTTTAATTCGTATTTTTTATAATTTTCGAATAATACTTATGATCATTTAATATTATATGTCCTTCTTTTGATAATTTATTATATAAAAAAATAATGTTAATCATTTGCGATAATTCATACTTTATATCATTTTTTTCAACGGATTTATCATAACGTAAATATATATAATTATGTCAATTAAACTATGGTTATCTTGTGAAATGAATTCATAATATAATCTTTTATACTATGATATTTATGAGTTATTTTTATGTCATTATAATGATACCATAATATTATAACCTCGCTTACAAGGGTTTGTTATATCAACTCCTTTACTTGTTTCTTTATAAGGCAATTTTTCAAACTCTTCTTTAAATTTTTTCTGTGTTTTTAAACTTGTTTTACCATTTATTTTGCACCAAGTTTCATATATTTTGAATATATCTTTTAACCCAAATCTTAAATTTAGGTTGTCTGTTTTTTTACAACACGAATTTGCGAATAGCAATATATCACTACGTGGTTCTGTTGAAATGACCGGTTGTATAACATTATGAATTGGTAAAGGTTCGAGTACATTTAATGAAATAATATCAGGTTTATCTTTATCATATAAATATAACCATCCATCGGGCGTTTTCCAATAATATTTATTTGGTAAGCCAGATGCGTCTTCATCATCTTCGTTCGTATATCCGTGAGTATGTTCTTCTTTTATCTTTGATTTCCATATTTTATCATTTCTATCTTTATATAATATACTTTTTGTAGGACATATATGAATATTTTTTTCAATCATTAAATATTTTTCTGGGTAGAATATTGCTTTATATTTTTTGTTATTTATATCATCAATAATTATTACAATTGTCTCTTTGTCGACGCATTTATTTTGTATTGCTAATGAGTTATATGAAGGAATTCTTTTATTATCTATGTATTTTTTAAATTTATCCATATAAATAATACTGCTATTTGATGATAAAGTATATTTTTGACTATAAACATTATCATAATCTGTTATTTCTTTTAAATCCGAATACCATTTTTTATCAGCATTATTTAAATTCTCTTTATTCATTTCTTCTATTTCGTTTATACAAATATACTCAGGTAAATTTGCTTTTCTACACCAATCCGCGATTTCAGTATCATTCATCTCATCAATGATAATTAATTTATATCCATTTGATTTCTTGTCATAATGTTTTATTGGTTTTAAATTTTTCCTTTTCTTTGATACGTCAATATATTTCATATATTTTCCAAACTTAAAATCGCCATTATCAATTATACTTTCTAACAAATCTTTGATTTCTTCCCAATGTTCACACCCCATTATAAATTTTTCTATTTCTTTTATAAATTTTACATAAAAGTTTTCTATTATATCTTGTAATTCATTCGTCGTCCATAAAGTAAGTTTCATTGACTCGTTTTTAAGTTCTAAATCCCCATATTTCCCCTGTAATCTCAATCTTTGTGAAATATCAGTACAATTTAAGGATGCGTGAGACACAAAATATTGGTCGGTTAAATGTAATGAATAATGATCGTAATCGTCGCTTGTAAACGAATACCCTCTTTCGCCGTATTTTCCTGTGATGGTTATAATTGTTTTATTCTGGATCGGGATAGTACTCATTTCAAACAAAATTCTTAATAATTTATAAATAAATTTTATATTTAATAATTTTGTATTAATTTTGAAATAACAATAATGATTCGGTAATGTTTCATATTTTTCAGTGTCTATGGATGACCCATAGACTCCACCAATTTGCCACAATCTTTGGCTAATGGATTGTGTCGAGTCCCACAATGACAAACGTTTCATTTCTTTTTCGTATTTTTTTGAAAAGTATAATCTCAAACAATTACCGTGATATATTACAATGAATAATTCTGTAAAATCATTCATTAATTTATCCACTAAGTAAAATTGATTTGCACGTATTTTTTCTTCACTAATCAATAACGAATTATATTTAACGGTTGGTCGTTCAAGTATTTTTTGTATTATTTTTTTTATATTTACGTTATAATCTTGAACAAAATCATATCTAATTTTTTTTTTATTATTTTCTTCATCTTTATAATCCCACCACGATTTAACAAGCGAAGTGTCAAATTTTATAGAATTCTTAAATAATCCAAAATAATCATTGGTTCTTTTCATTTTATGCACTTTTGAAATTTTAATTTGTATATCTGTATTGTCTCTCAATCTTGTGGTTACGTTATACAACAAGGAATGCGCGGTTCCTGTAATATGTAATGCGTATATTACTTTTTTGTAAATTTTCGCAAGTAATATTTCACAAGCAGTAGAATCTTTTTTGTCATTATCATTCGACCTATCATTGGACGAAGTAGGACACATTAAATCACTTTCATCTACTAATGTAGTTATATTAACCAGTTCATTATTATAGTAAATATATTCACTAAACTTTGAATTAATTTTTGCTAATTGAGTAAGATTCATTAAACAACAGAATATATCATTTGAATTGATTGCCTCTTTATTGCTTAATTTATTAAGAATATCATTGCTATTTATATCTTTTAATTCAGGGAGTTTATACTCTTTCCAATATTCAACATTTTTTTCCCGAAAATATTCTTGGAGTTCATGGTTGAATTCTTGGAATAATGTTTTAATAAATTGAATATTGAAATTGTAATTTTCTGTTCCAACGATGTCGTCTTGTAATTGTTTTTGGTCGATGGATAAATTCCTGAAAATATATAAAACAGGTCGTTGTAGTATATGAACCGAAATCCACATTATTATACAAGCTTGAACCCTTTTTCCAAGTTGTATGTCTCCCCATAATAATTCTACAATTGATTTTTCATTTTCTTCTAAATTAAGCGCGTTTAATAAATCGGATTCAAAGGAAGGTAAATTAATGTTTTTTGGAATATGATTTAATTTTATTGGTATATTGCCCCAATTATGTCTCTCTAAACTTTCTCCATTGATATATTTACACTTGTCTAACATGCTTTTTATAATTTTTTCAAGTGGCTTTTTAAAAATTTCATTCTTCTTTTTGAAAAAAGTGTTTATTTTTTCCTCTAGGTAACTCATTCGTTTTATATGATTTATAAAAAAAAATCAATTTTATTATAAACACATTTGAAGAATAACTATGAAATCACCAAGTTTACTTTAAAATGAGGGCTCATCAGAAGCACTTAGATTGAGTAGTTTTTTTAGAGATGCATTCTGCTGGATATACGCAGTCATTTCCTTCGTCACTTCAGCGCGAGCCATAGAACCTTTTACTTTTCAGAAAACCCGCGAGTTCGGATATCGGGTTTACAAACCCGGTTGGTTTGAACCTCATAACGATTCATTTATGATTATATTTATCACGAAGCATATCCTTTTCCCATTGTCCATTCCGTTATCATTTTCCTTGCCCGTGAGACAAGTTATTGTCCTTCATAGCAAAGTGCGCCGTCTTCGTAGAATTCTTTCATCCTAGTGGTTTATGTTGCATTTAACGATTCAGACAAAATTTAGAATAATGTTGCTTTAAATAATAAATAGAACCTGTGTCAATCGAAATCGTTTTTCCTTTAAAAAGCATAATAGAAG